CCGGCATCCATGGCTGCTTGTGCTTAAAGGTACTGTTCTCGATCCCACAAACTAACCTTCGGGTTGTTCATGAATCGGCGCATCGAAATATGTCGCGTAATACGCAATCCATATTGAGCCAGACTTTGCACGATCGGGCAGCCAGGGTACTGGTGAGCAAATGACATCGACTTAGCTCGCAAGAGCTCCATTAGTCGAACGCGGCCACAGTGGGTGTAGTAAGGACCTGCCCACCCAAAATCAGCGAGGACCTCTCGCGGATCTGTGACAACGATTAGGTTTTCGGGGTCAAACACGAGACCACAGAATGATGCCTCCCAGAGTTTCTCAAACTTCTGGATCTTAATCGTCAAGCCAAGCTTGGTAAATAAAGAATCATCTATTTCTTGATGTCGTTCGAATTTGAACAAACCGTCATCGCCTTCAACGAACCCATCAATATCCTTTTCTTCAATGCCCGCCTCCGAGCAAACGAATAAGAATATCATCAGGTTGGCAAATGAGTTGCCGAGAGACGTACACATCTCCCCGGACATACGACTGACGATGCCCCTCGACACATATCCCTTGCGAATGCATGTGTTTGGGGCCCCAATAACGCGTCTGACCGTCTCCATCCACCCTTCACCTTCAGGCAGATGTTTGACAGCATGCTGATACAGCTTGAACTCGATCTGGCGCATACGCTCAGGATCGAAATGGGATTCAAACGCGCTATAATCCGTTGCATAGTAGCTCGCAGTTGGTGAATTTAATCGCTCCATGACCACACGAGCGCGATCACTTACCGAGATCTTCTTGATGAACCACTTCATCTTAAAGAGAGTCTTCTCGATCGCCGAGAATAATGGTCCTACTAGACATTTGAACAGGTCCGATCGTGAATTAATGCCGCGCAGGTGTTTGAAACCACCATAAGATTCAGCCTTCGAAAAGGCTTTGCACGCTTTATCACGATCTGTCAACCCGCCATGGTATCCAGCCCAGACTTTTTCTAACTCCTTCTTACGCTTATTAGTGTACTTGGTGGATTGTAACCAAGTAGAGAATGTGACATCATCACCAATATCTAGGGGCGTAATATTCTCTTCCACCCACCGGTCGACAAATCGGTCTAATTTGTCGTTAAGGGCAGGATCAGCCGTCGGGTGCTTATAACAAACCCGTTTGAGCTCGCCAGCGATGTTCGATGCCGTATCCGACAAGTCGGGAAATGGCATCTTCCAACCGATCAAATGACATCCCATGGATATACACATGGGTGGGCGTCGATCGAGGTCA